GATGCTTAGGTAAATTACTTCTAGTATCTAATGGATCCGTCCATACAGTATCTCTGTCAAATGTAGATCGTTTTTGACCTGGATCTTTTTTAGGTCTTTCTTTTATACCGTATCCGTAATCTATGCTGTCGTAATCATCACTGTCGCCTTTCTTTTGAGTAAACAGTTTACCTTTGTATTTAGGATCACGCCATTTAGCAGATTCTTCCATATCTTCATAATCTTTAGGATCATGTTCTTCATAGTGATAGTGCTCTAATGCCTCTTGACGACTCCAACCGTATTTTCGCATTAGGTGTCGAATCTTTTTCTCTTCGTCATCCTCGTGATGAGCGTTTTCTTTTACGTCTTTTTTAGACATCTTTTCTGTTTCACGACGAGCTTTATCACTCATGTTGGTCACTTTGCCTCGACCGTCTTTACCTGTAGCTTTACGCCACGGAGTTTCTTCTTTCCACTTAGTAACATTGCCATGCTCATCTTTTTCTTCTGTACGTTCTTCTTTGATAGCTTGATACATAGCAGATAAACGATTTACTAATGACTCATGCATAGGATTTTCGCCACCGTTGTGTTTTAGTGCGCCGTGTCCTTGACTGGCTAAATCATCACCAGTTTGTGTAACTGCGTCTACACCAAATTCTGTGGCACCATCGTGTCCATACATACTATTTTCGTACTCTTCGCCCATACCTTCTTCGTGGCCCATGGCACGTATCATATCGCCCATTAATGGTTCTTCTGGATCATGTTCGTGACCCATGTGTGGTTCTTCTGCGCCGTGTTCAATATCTTTGAGAATATTCATTAAACTACGTACACCGTCCGATCCAGTACCGTTCATACTAATATTCATGGTTACATGATTATCTTGCTGTGCTGGACCGCCAATAGCTATAGCAGGAGGCATTGCGCCACATTCTTCTTGAGCAGGAGCATCAGTGTGTACTGGAGCAACTGGAGGAGACGAAGTTTGTGCAGGTTGTGGATACTTAGCACCCATTGCCTTAGCTGCATCCACGCTACCTGCTCCGGCTGGATTAGGTACTGGTACTAAATTCTCGTCTATAGAGCGGATTTTTTTATATAATTCTGTGAAGTTCATTATGAAAATACCTTTTTAACTACGTCTTCTGGTCTCTTAGCTACAGGACTGTGTGACGCTTTTTCTTTAATTGACTCTTCTGTTTGAGTCTTTACCTTACCTGTTTTAGGAAATAGTTTTTCATTTGAACCTTCGACTTCTTTTCCTAATTTTCTGTCTTCTTTGCTTAGTTCTTTTAAAAAACTCATCATGTGTTTTTCGCCAACTAAATCTTGGTGATTGCTAGCTTCATAGTCTGTACCAAGTGTTGCTTTACCAGATTTGTGATCGTGTGCGTGATTAATTGCGTGTTCTTTTTCGTCTGCTGGTGTTTTAACTTTAACTAAACTATGAGCAATATTTAATGCTTCTGCTACTTTATCACGAATTTGTAGACTAGTTGCTGGATAACTTGTACAAACTTCAAAAATAGTCATTTCGATATTTTTGTGTTCAGGAAATTCTGCGTGGTGTTCTTGAATTGGCACGCCTTTGCCGGCGCTACATGATTCTACATGAAATTGTGCCAGTGCAGCTTTGACTTGTTCTGCGCAATTCTTAGGGCAAGTACCACCAATTTTTACTTTAAATTCGTAAGTTTTCTTGCTTTCTGTTAAGTATTCTTTAAATGATTTCATAGTGTGATCCTAGTACTGTATTTATTTTAAATTCTTTAATTTTTCAAGTAGACTGTTACGATCTGTGATAATAACTCCGTCGCCTTGTAGTGTGACACCTTCGTCTGCGCTGTTAGCATCGTTGTCTAATTTCTGTTTTTTCAGCTGTAAATCGATCATTTTTAACTTTTTATCTAACTTGGCAGTTTTGGCAGTAATAGCATTGCCCAACATACTGGCTGCTACCTCAAATAATCTTCCGCTGTACCTAGCTTCTACATTCATACCCAAGTCCATGATATCTTCGTAGGCTTCTGTAGCACGTTTTGCCAAATCATCTAGTTCGGCATCGCCCAAATCGCCCAGGCCTTTAACTTGTGGGAGTGCAGCTGATATTTTATCATACTCGCTCATGTCGCGCATGAACGGAGCCGCTACTTCAGCTTTCTTGGCTGCTTTTTCTTCTTCCTTGACAATTTTCTTGCTTTCAGGAAGGTTTAAGATTTCTTCGAGTTTTTTAGTCATAACATTACTTATGCTTACACTTGGCTGAATATATCATTTTCGTTAAGAATACGGAACTTAATGCCCTGTTGCCGACACCAAAGAGTGGCGGCGGCCCACTTGGCTTGATTCTTAACAAATTGTTGTTGGTTGTATTTGTTTTTACCCACACGCTCTAAGATAGTCTGACTAGCAGGTTTAATTTCAATCAATTCAACTAGCATACGTCCTTTTTTATCCAAGTACTGAATAAAAAAATCGGGTACATAAATGGTCTGACGACCGGTTAACGGATCTTTGTAAGGTATCTGAATAGCTTCACTTGCCCATTTCATTATATGGGGATTCGTATCACAGAAATTCATAAAACTCCATTCCCAGCTTGACCGATACGTAGGAGTTTTAGTACCTACATACTTTTCTGGATGTTTCATAGTGAACTTGCCACGAGCAAATTTAGCCATAAATTACACCAATATGTTACGTGATTCGTAGGCGTTAGTAGAAGGAGTAACTCTGTAACCTAGCAGGCTAGTTTTTTCTCTATAAGCATTTAGAATTTGTGCCACCACTTGACTAAGCTGTGCATCAGTCAATGCTTTTAATGTGTCTAGCAATACAAACACACTGACGTTTTCTATTCTTGCTTGATTTAACAATACGATTGCTGTGCTTTTGGCACTGTTATTATCAAAGCCTCTTTTTTGAAAGAATCCCACTGTAGCATCTATTTCGCCTGACGGGAAACTAACGGGTGTAACAAAATAGTTGTCAAAAAATTGTTTGGTTGTTTTAACTCCCGTAGGAGTTACTATAGGTAAATTTCCAGTAGTCATTGTTAGTCACTCCATCCTGCGGCTGGATCATAACTACTACCATAGAAGCTGGCAGCTGCATCAGCAGCCGCACCGGTATCTGGTTGAATAGCGTCTGATACTGCTTGAGAAGCACTTGCTACAGCATCGTCTATACCACTTGATACTGCTGATACAGAATCACTTAATGTAGATGCTGAATCTGTACCTGGAAATAAGGCATCTGTAATACCACCAATAGCATTTTTTACGCCACTTACAATACCCCCAATACCTCCAAGAGCATTGATTGCCGAAGCTCCTATTCCTATGGCAGCGGCGCCAATAGCTAGTCCGCCTGCTATCTGACTGGCAGCAGATCCCGATCCAGATGTTTGACTATTTTGATATGTGCTAACTGTTGCTACTGCGTTGTTAAGAATTCCAACATTTAAACCTGTAGTGTCTAAACTAGTTACAAAACTAGGATCTTGAACTGTTGGATCGGGATTAGTTCCTTTTAATGGGCTTGGTGTATTATCGTAATGTGTAAGTCCGAAACCTTCCGGAGCACCCGCAGAAACTGCGCCAACGTCATAGGCAATGGCTTCATACATAAGAGTCATATCCCATTCACTTGTTTTTGAATCACTATAAGCTAATGTGTTATGTCCAAAATCTGTTATAATAGGATTCATTAATTTATAACTTACATACTCGTGTCGAGCCATTTGATAGACAGTTATATAGTTAAAGAATGGATCTGTACTACCTGCGTCATATCCATAGGGTGATGTGATATAATCGCTTTTCTTTGTAGCGTTTCTTGTGTAGGCATTATTTTTTGCTGAACTAGGATCTGCGTAATAGTATCCATAGTACTGTTGCCACAATTGGTTAATCAAACCCATATTGTCATCGTGGAACTTAATCTTGACCTGTTTAAGCGTTGTTTGATATTGTACAACTTTTTTTCTATTGTATTGATTTAAAACTTCATTTTGAATACTAACACCTGGAATATCAGCACCCTTAACCAGCATATTAATTTCTTGACCGTAACGTTGTACAATAGCTGGATTTGTTAAAGCATTTTTATTGATATTAAAAGCTACATGGAATAAGAAATTATGTTTAGGAGCCAGTCTAAACTGATCTACCGTAAACATCTTAGATGCGTGTTGCTGATCTCGTAATGTTACCTGCTGACCGTTTAACAAGTCTGAAGTATCAAGTTTTAAATTAGAATTAGATGTAAATGCCATACTAATATTTATCGAAAGGATTATATACGCACTTAATGACTAGCCAACAAAAAACCCACCTGAGTGGGTTTTGAGTATTAAGCACCTAGTGAGTTTGTACCACGTGTTGTTTGAACAGCAGTGCCTGAACCTAATGCGCCACCGGCTGTCTGTACTGCGTTATCGTACATGATAGACAATTCAATAACAACTGGTCCGTTTTCTTTGTAAGCGATAATACCGTAGTTGACTTTGTTAACATAACAACCGTAGATTTCCCAAGCTTCTAAAACTGTAGGAGCAACTGTGCCGTTACCACCGTCTAACATTTCAATACGTAATGTAAACTTATAGTCACCAGCCGCTGCCGCAGAACTTTGCTCGAAGAAATCGAACTGTCTCTGCATCTGCTCACCAACTAGTGTTGTAACGTTACCACTAACATCATCACGTAGTTTAACTGTGATAGCGGTCCACTTAGGTTTGCCAGCATAGTTAATACGACTGTTATAGATATCGATCACTGTGTTGTCTAGTTCAACTGTTGGACGAACAGCATCTTGGACCTGTTTGGTCATTTCTGTTGTTGATCCGCTTGTACCAAAATTTTCAAAGTTCAGACGGAATCTGTACTGTAATTTTGGCATTAACATACCTTGAGAGCCTGCGCTCTGGTCGGATGCTAAAGGTACTGTAAAATTTGATAGTGCCGCGATTGCCATTTAATTTCTCCTAATTATGCGCCAAGGCCTTTGATTGCGCCAGTGTTTTCTAGACGCAATGGAATATAGATGAATTCGACTGACTTAACTGGCTCAATCGCAATATCAACGTGTAGTTCATTGGCATCAATTCTTGCTGGTGTGTTATTACTTGTATCACAAACAACAAGGTAATCATATAGAGCACGTTCGCCTGTCAAGTTCAACAATAGTTTTTCAACTTGTTGTTTGATTTCGTTACGTGTAATAGTATCGTTTGGTTCGAATACAAATGGTTTAGCCAAGGCATTCAATTGATAACGTAAGTAAATTACCAGACGTGCTACATTGATACGATCCAATGAGCTAGCAATTAACTGACGTGTCTTTTGTCCATAACATACTAGACCTGTACCAGCAAGATATGTAATTGGGTTTACATGGATTCCTGCTAAGGTATCACGTTGTCCAACATTCAATGCTACTGTTACAAACTCGCCTGTTGCCGCATCAACGTAACCTACGCTACTTGCGTTAGTTACACCACCACGACGTACACCTGCTGGAGCAAACCATGGATAAGAAACGTTATCGCTTAAAGCGATTGTACGTAACATGATGTGACTTGGAGGAACAACAATGTTGTTACCTAATAAGTCTGTTGTGTAACCCCATGGATAATAAACTGCTGTGTAAGCATCAGTAGCAATCAAACCTTGTTCACCGTCAACTGCCGCTAATGCTGTATCATTACCCCAGTTGCTTAGTGTTGTAGCGTCTGGTGTTAGACGTGCTGGAGTATCAGCAACGATAAATGCCGTTTGTCCATTATCTGTATTCAAGCCAATTAACGGGCTTAGAGTTTCTAAGTAACCTGGGCAACTTAACAAGTTGAAAATAACTGTGTCTGGTTGACGGATTCCTTGGTTGCCTTCAATTAGAGCATTTAGAGCTTGTAGAACAACTGTACGTTGAGCCTTACGTCCAAATGCGCCAACACCGTAAACATCATTAGCCGCATCACTTACCCACATATCTGTATAAAAATGAGTCTGTGGTAAACCTGCTGGCAAGCCAACACGGTCACTGCGTTGTGTTACATCGATATAATTCTTAACATATTTTAATACGTTGTTACCTGAACGACGTAAGTTCCATAGCAACATACCTTTTGGATATAGTGCTGGATCTGGTGCGTCAAAGTCAACAAAGTTACTAGACAACAATGACTGAATGCTGTCTGGATCAGGTAAACCTACGTTTGTGCCTGTTAAACCTGACATGTCCATCCAACGTGCGTCATGGAAAATAATACCATTTTCACTTGTGTGGTCTGTGTTATCAATTAATACCCACTTCTTATTCAAGTAATCATACTTGTAAATGTGTGGATAATTGTCAAAGTCTACGGTACTTACCCAAATATCGCCGTTAGCTAATGGAGTACCATCGCTTTGTGTTGTCGGTTGTGTAGCACTTACGATAGGGCCATTTGGATCTGTAGTTGTACCGCCTACACCATTTTGTGTATAGTTTAGATAACCAACCCACTGTGTTCCGTTGTTAACCATGATGTCAACATTTTCAAGAACATTGTTAAACCACAATGTGCCATCTGCTGGAGTTGTTGTTGGAGGTGTGTTTTGTGGCACTGCTACTGCGCTAGTACCGGTCATGCTTGACCATAAGCTAGCTGTAAATGTATGTGCTGTACCAGTTGCGCTGGCATAGTAGTTAGCAGTCGTACCAACTGTAAACAATTTGCTTAATGGATAAGCTGTACCTTGGTCAACAAAATAAATGTCGCCACCTGCTTGATGTGTAATTGTAATACTGTTGTCGCTGTTTAGGCTAGCAGTAATATTAGCATCGGATACAGCCGCTGTGAAAGCTGCCAACAATGTTGTAGCATCACTTGTAGCACCTGCCGCGGTAAATGTAACTGTTACACTACTTGTTACACTTCCGCTACCAACTGTGCTTTGTGCGATTGTAAATGCGTTAGATCCGCTAGTGAAAGTACTTGCTGTGATTGGAGAACTCTTGATAACAGTAGCACCAACACCTGTACGAGCATAGATTTTCCAATCTGCTAGTCCTGGTGTGCCTTCGTCATCATTATATTTTACATATACTGTGCCAACTGCTAGATTAATACCGCCACCTGCTGGATCTAGAGCATATAAAGCACTTGCGTTGTTAGCAAACAATCTAGTTGGTTGTGCGATCCATGTAGCTAAAGCCGCATTGTATTTTTTAATAATCCAGTCTGAACCTTGGTTAACATTAGTTGTTTTGATCCAAACAGAACCTGATGGATTACCGCTAACGCTTGATGGATTATCAGTGATCTTGAACAATGGAACGCTAGTATGTGGTCCTTGTGATAATGCTAGGCCTAAGTATGTTCCGGTAGTCAAACCAACTTTAGCTGGAATTGTACCACCTAATGTTACACTTGCGCCTGTTGAATAGATATTTAAATATCCGTTGATTTCTGCCGCTGTAACACCTGGGATACTTGCTGAATTAATAGCAGTTGCTAGGTTAGCATAGTTTGTACCAGTAATTAATATATTGTTAATTGTTAGTTGGTCACCACCAGTTGTAAATGTAGTTTGAGCTGCCGCCGAACTTGTGATACTTACTGTATAGCTTTGTCCAGTAATAGCCACGCTTGACTGACTTACTGATTGACTTACAGTCCAAGTACTTGCTCCGCTTGTGCCATTACCTGTCAAATTAGCTGTAATATATGTACCAGCTGGAATTGCGCCGCCAGTAATTGCCATACCAGCACTAATTGTTCCACTTGCTACAGCACTAACACTTAGTGTTGTTCCGCTGATAGCGCCAGTGAAACTAGCATTGTTAATTACGGTAATGCGTGTTTCTGGAGCTAGGTTAGCACCGGTTAGGATATCACCAACTGCTAAACTACCGCCTGTTACTGAACCAGTAACTGTCAATACTGTACCAGGAGCAGTACCGGTACCATTGCTTACGATACCCGGAACACTAGTTCCTGTTGAAGTGATAGTTGGAGTTTGTATTGTACCTGTTGCGATTGGCTGGCTTGCG